AGACTCCTGTTATGTCAATGCCTGAAGCTACCATTAGTCATGTTAATATGGCATTATCTGTTGTTAAGATTCCAGATGTAGACCAAAACGACAATAGGAATTTTATGTCGCTAGTGCCGAATAAAGTATCTGGTTATGTACCATTTGGACATTTCAATGATGTAAGGACTATTGTTACTTCAAAGAAGTTTTATCCTGTATATGTTACTGGTCTATCTGGTAACGGCAAAACTATGATGATTGAACAAGTTTGTGCTGCTGAAAAGCGTGAACTTATTCGTGTTAATATTACAATTGAAACTGATGAAGATGATTTGATTGGTGGGTTCCGTCTTGCAGATGGACGTACAGTCTGGCATAATGGTCCTGTTGTTCAGGCAATGGAACGTGGTGCTATTTTGCTTCTGGATGAAATCGATCTTGGTTCAAATAAAATGATGTGCCTTCAACCAGTGCTAGAGGGTAATTCAATCTTCATTAAAAAGATCAATAAGCGTATTAGTCCAATGCCTGGATTTAATATTTTTGCTACTGCTAATACTAAGGGCAAAGGTTCTGATGATGGTCGTTTCATCGGTACAAATGTGCTGAACGAAGCTTTCCTTGAACGGTTTTCAATTACCCTTGAACAGGAATATCCTGCTATCAAAATTGAAACTAAAATTCTCAATAATATTCTTAAAACATCTGGTATTGAAGATAATAAGTTTGTTGATCTTCTGGTACAATGGGCTGATGTCGTCCGTAAATCATTTATGGATGGTGCAGTAACAGAAATCATTTCTACTCGCCGTCTTGTCCATATCTGTGAAGCTTTTGCCATCTTTAATCGCAACCGTGAGAAGGCAATTCAACTTTGTTTGAATCGATTTGATATTGATACAAAGAATAGTTTTATGGAACTCTATAAGAAGCTTGATGAAACTATCAATCCATTACCTGAGACAAATGTTGCACCACCAATGACTGATGAAGTGCCATTTTGATCAGAAAAAGACTTGACAGGAGCTAAAACTTCTGTCATAATGTATATCGTCAACTAAAGGGCATCGGTAGACGATATGTAGGGGAATCAAGTGATTCCTTATAAGTGAGAAGATGCCTATTTTAAAACGGAGAAGCTGTATGTCTCAACTTAATAAAATCTTCAACTATCTGAGCCGTGATGAGTCTCGTTTGGGTAAGGGTGTTACTGCCGCACGAATTGTGAAGTTCACGGGAGTGCCTAAGTTCAACGTCTATAAGCGGATTCATGATTTGCGTGAAGAGGGGCATCGCATTTATAGTAATACAAAGCTTGTAAATGGTAAAACTAAGATGTACTATCGTCTATATCAACCGGTAGCCTGATAGTACTCACTAAGGGAGGACCATTTCGGTGGTCCTCTTTTTTTCTATGATCATTATATAAAGTATCATATATATTGTTGTCTTATCTGACATTTCATTTAGTGATTATTAAGGAGAAACTATAATATGGAAATCTCGATAAAAGCCGAAGATTTGAGAAAAGTTAAATTATTCGTTGCCACTCCAATGTATGGAGGTCAGTGCCTTGGTTTATATGTGAAGTCTGCTCTCGATCTTCAAGGAATTTGTACAAAATACGGCATTGAAGTGAAGTTCTCATTTCTGTTTAACGAATCACTTATCACTCGGGCTAGGAATTATCTGGTGGATGAGTTTATTCGTTCCGGTTATACACATTTACTTTTCATTGATTCTGATATTCATTTTGATCCAAATGATGTGCTGGCACTTCTAGCACTTGATAAAGATGTTATTGGTGCTCCTTATCCAAAGAAAAGTATTAATTGGCGATCTGTTTGGAATGCCTCTAAAAAGTTAATAGGAAATGCAGATTTTAAAGAAGCTGAATTTAATCCCGGTGAACTTGAGGGGGTGGCAGGTGACTTTGTATTCAATGCAGTACCTGGCACTAAGCAATTTTCTGTCCTTGAACCATTAGAAGTTATGGAAATTGGCACAGGTTTCATGTTGATTAAACGTGCTGTATTTGATAAATTCAAAGAAGAATATCCACATTTGAATTATAAGCCAGATCATGTTGGACAAGCCAATTTTGATGGGTCCAGATATATTCATGCTTATTTTGATACTGTAATTGATCCTGATAGCCATAGATATCTGAGTGAAGATTATATGTTCTGCCAATATTTCAGGGCAATTGGTGGTAAGATTTGGTTATGCCCATGGATGAAAACTGAACATGTCGGCACTTATGGTTTCAAGGGTGATATGCAGAAGATAGCAGCACTTACTGGGAATCTTGGTAACTAAATATTCCCTTTTAGGAAAATATAAAATGCTGATAGGTATAGTTGGATTTCTTGGTTCAGGTAAAGGAAGTGTTTCTGATATCTTAGTTAAGAAATATGCATATCATAAATTTGCTTTTGCTGATGCACTCAAAGATACAGTATCAGTAATGTTTGATTGGCCTAGGCATCTTCTAGAAGGTGACACTGACGAAAGTAGAAATTTCCGTGAAACAGTTGATCCATTTTGGGATGAAAGACTTTTTGACACACTGGGCAAATCTGTCACGCCACGATATATTTTGCAGCTAATGGGAACAGAAGCTGGACGTGATGTATTTGGCAAAGACATCTGGGTATCTACATTAGAAAAACGCATCTCTGGAATCAAGAATGTTGTAATCTCTGATGTAAGATTTCCAAATGAGATTGAGTTTATCCGTAAAATGCATGGTATGGTAACTCGTGTCGCTCGTGGTCCTGATCCAAAATGGTTTGATACTGCTTTGAATCACAATCGTGGCATTAAATATGATATGCACTCTTCTTATCCAGAAGTTCATATATCTGAATGGGCATGGATTGGAACATCTTTTGATTGGATATTAAGTAATAATGGAACAAAAGTGGAATTAGAGTCTGATGTGAAACATATGCTTGACATTTACGCAGGATCTGTTAAACTATAAAAATCAACATGGTATATTATGGAGACAATAAAATGAAACTATCTGACTATACACTAGCTGTTCTAAAGAACTTTTCTACCATTAACTCTGGTCTTGTGCTTCAGACTGGATCGAAGCAACGAACAATGTCGCCAGAAAAGACTATTCTGGTTGAAGTTGATCTTGAAGATTCTTTCAATCATCGGTTTGGAATCTATGATCTAGTACAATTTCTAGGTAACGTAACAACTCTTAATAATCCTGAATTGGAATTTTCAGACAAGTTCGTTAAGATGAGTGATGGAACATTTGATCTTTTCTATCTATCTTGTTCACCAGAACTTGTAATTTCTCCTCCAGATAAGAGTCTGGTTATGGAAAATCCAGACGTGAAGTTTAATCTAACAAATTCTATTCTTACAAAAACACTTAGGCTTGCTTCTATGAATGGTTTGCCAAATCTAAGTTTTATTGGCAAAGATGGTTCTTTGGATCTTCGTGTACATGAAAAATCTAATGATACTTCTAATTATGTTCATACTAAATTGATTGATTATACTGGAAAAGATTTCATGGCTACGTTTAGCACTGAAAACATCAAGATTATGCCAGATGATTATGATGTTGAAATTAAGAGCGGTACATTCGGTGAGTTTAAGAGTAAGAATAAAAATGTGACGTATTGGATTGCATTGGAGACAAAATAATGTCTATGGTAGGCCATAATCAAAAGAACTTTGTAAGCGTCAATTCTCTTTCAGAAAATGATAGGAAGAAACTTAAAGGCGCTATTCAAGAATTAAATGATTCTATGACTAGGGCTGCTGCTGAAAGGGAATTACAGAAAGAAACTATTATTAACACTTGTGAAGAACTTAGTCTTGATAAGAAACTTGTTCGTAAAATGGGCAAAACATATTTCAAGGCTAACTTCAACACAGAAGTAGAAGAGCAAAAAACATTTGAAGAGTTTTATGATATCGTCATAAATGGTGGCAAAAAGGATTAGACTATGCCAACTAATTTGTTTGGTAAAACTTTTGAGACGACGGGAGATTATTCTCGTCGTCTCCTTCTTTTAGGATTAAAGCAACCTCATTATAAAGTTTCTAGGGAACCCTCTAAGACTCCTATTGTCGATAACAATCATCAATGTGCTCTTCTTATTCAAGATGAAATTGGTAAGAAAATTAATTATACTACTTTTAGTATTGCTGGACTATATGCTATCTATAATGGATTACCAGGTAAAGATAACTGTTTATATGTTGGAATTAGTAGTAGTTCTGTTTCTAAAAGGATTTATAGATTTATTAAGGAACTACATGATATTTCACATAAAGAAGAAAGTCATCCTGCTGCAAAAAAAGCAAGGCAGCATGGTATAACTGACAACAATCTATATTTTAAAATTTTACCAATGAACATGTTTCCTAAAAAGAATGATGATAGCTATGTAGCTGATAATGTACTTGACGAATATCTAGCTGTTATGCTACAATCTAAGTTCAATAAGAAAGTAAGGAAATAGTTATGGAAGAATTTTTGTGGACTGAGAAATATCGGCCAAAGAAAGTTTCCGAATGTATCCTACCTGATCGTATCAAGAAAGTATTTCAAGAATATGTAAACACAAAGAGTATTCCAAATCTTATGTTGACTGGTACAGCGGGAGTGGGTAAAACCACTGTCGCTATTGCCATGTGTGAAGAAATTGGTCTTAATCATCTTTTTATCAATTCCTCTGAAGAAAGAGGTATCGATACACTTAGGACAAAGATTAAAGGATATGCATCTACTGTTTCTTTAGTGGGTGGCCGTAAAGTCATCATTCTTGATGAGGCAGACTATATTACTCCAGAAGCACAAGCGGCTCTTCGTGGTGCTATTGAAGAGTTTTCTAATAACTGTACCTTTATTTTTACTTGTAACTTCAAATCACGACTAATTGAAGCATTACATTCTAGGTGTTCTGTTATTGATTTTGCTTTGCAAGGCGATGAAAAGCCAAAGATGGCAGCATCATTCTTCAATCGTATTAGTGAAATCTTGACTAAAGAAAACATTACATATGAAAAAAATGTTCTGATTGAGATTACAAAGAAGTATTTTCCAGATTATCGCCGAACACTTAACGAACTTCAAAGATATTCAACATCTGGTCAAATCGATGCTGGTATTCTTGCACAAATTACATCAGTCAGGAACATTCAGGATCTCATTAGATATCTAAAAGATAAGAACTTCTCTGATATGAGAAAATGGGTGGTAGTTAATTCTGATCTTGATCCTGCCAGGGTTTATCGTAAAATCTATGATAGCTTGTATGAGTATATGAAGCCTGAGAGTATTCCACAGGCAGTGGTTATTCTAGCTAAATATCAGTATCAGAGTGCTTTTGTGGCTGATCAGGAAATTAATCTGGTAGCATGTTTGACTGAATTGATGATTGATACAGAAATGAAATAGGAAAACAATGGCAATTGACCTTTTCAAAGACATTATACCCTCTATTCTACAGACCAAGAAACCTGTGATCAACCAAGACAATGAGAGGGATTATATCCCTTTTGTTGTTAATCGTGCTTTATCACAGCATTATGATTGTATTCTATATGCTAATCAAATGAATATGTTATCTCATGCTGATAAACTTCTTCAATATCAATATTTTCTAAATAGTATAAGACCTTATAAGAGACCATTTAAAAAGTGGCATAAAAAAGAGACAGTAGAATCTATTAATATCATTAAAGAATACTATAAGTGTTCTAATGAGAAAGCAAAAGAAATATCTACAATCTTATCGGAGG